AGCTTTTGTGATATTATGGAGATATTATGGATTTGGAAAAACTACAAGAACAGGCCGATAAAGACCTAAAAATTAATGATACTGAACTAGATTTAGAGTCATTAAAGACACCTCAATTACACAACCAGTATATGAAACACTTAACAAAGTATAAGTTAATGTTAAGTCGTGCTGAAACTGAATATAGTGTTTTAAAAAAAGATAAATGGGAATATTATACAGGAAAAGCAGACGCTGCCGTATATGCTCAAAAGCCTTTTGATTTAAAAATACTAAGAACGGATATAGACAAGTATTTAGAGGCAGATGAAGATTTACAAAAGGCCAAACAAAAGGTAGATTATATTTCTACAACGGTTGATTTTTTAGATAGAACAATTAGATTAATATCCAATAGGGGTTTTACAATTAAGAATGCTATAGACTGGAGAAAGTTTACCAGTGGAGCTATATAAATAAAATAAAGATAATGAAAGTGAGTTAATCATATGCAAACGAGCAACAAGTATATGTACTATAAGAGTGCCATTCCTGAAAAAAAATGTAAGGAAATAATATCTTTAGGTTTATCTAAAATGACCATAGATGAACAAAAAGGTATATCTAAAATGGCTTCTACCTTTGATGGTAAAGAAAAAGGTGGTATTGATAGCGAAGGTAAAAAAACATCAACTAAAATTGCTGTAGGTGGCGCAACAAAAACCACACTAAAGAAAAAAGGTATTGATGTAAATAAAGCTTACGTAAGAGATAGTTATATCTCTTGGTTAAATGAAAGATGGTTATATGACCTATTTCATCCTTATATTCATCACGCTAATAAACAATCAGGCTGGAATTGGGAATGGGATTTTTCAGAGTCTTTTCAATTTACAGTTTATCACGGTCACAAAACAAGAGGTCAATTTTATGGTTGGCACGCTGATGGTCAATCAGATTGGCCAGGTGCTTATAAACCAGCAATTAAAGTAGGTGAAACAAAAGACAAAAAACCTATATTTAAACACGTTGAAAGAAATTCAGATGGTACAATTAAGTTAGATGGAAAGGGTATGCCTATGCCTTCTACAAAAGATGTGCCTTTAAGACCTAATGGAATGTTGGCTCCAGGATTTACAGATAATCAAAATATGTGGGATAAAATAAGAAAATTAAGTATGACAGTCAATCTTACAAATCCAAAAAATTACGCTGGTGGCAATTTAAAGTTTGATTTTGGTCATCACAATGCAAAAAGATTTCACGTGTGCCAGGAGATAAGACCTACAGGTTCTATTATAATCTTTCCGTCATATACTCATCATTGTGTAACACCAGTAACAAGAGGAACAAGATATTCATTAGTGTTATGGTCACTAGGAAGACCTTGGAAATAATATGCCTAAACAAAAAACAGTAGAACAATCAATTAAAGATACAGCAAAATTTTACGAAAAACACAAGTATGTTGTTATAAGAAATTTTATATCTAAAGAACAGGCCGCTTTTATTTACAATTATGGTATGATAAGAGCACAACGAGCTGCTACAATGGCAAATAGTAAATGGCCAGGTTATAGATCAGATGTAGATGGAACTTACCAAGATCAACAAGTACCTGGTACTTATTCTTGTTATGCTGATCCTGTAATGGAAACTTTATTATTACAAGGTTTAGAAGGTATGAGAAAAATTACAGGCCTTAATTTAGCACCAACTTATTCTTATTGGAGATTATATAAACAAGGTGATGTTTTAAAAAGACACAAAGATAGGCCTAGTTGCGAAGTATCTACTACTTTATGTTTAGGTTATGATAATACAAATCTAAAAGAAAAAAAGAAAGATTGGGAAAATTATGATTGGCCTATGTGGGTGGACGAAACTGGAGGTTTTGGTAATAAGGGTGTACCTATACATATGAAACCAGGTGATATGATTGTTTATAGAGGTTGTATTGTAGAACATTGGAGAGAACCTTTTTTAGGTAATAATCACGCTCAAGTATTTTTACATTATAATGATGTTGATGGTCCTTATGGTACTAATTGTATATTTGATGGAAGACATCACGTAGGATTACCACCTGATTTTAAAGACCCTAAAAAAATACAAGCTATGAATCAAGCTGACGCTAATCTAGTAAAAAATCAGCCTTATAAAAAATAGATATATACCTTTATATTATGTTTTTGAATAATGTACATTTTGTAAAGGAACAGGCTTTTTCAAAATCTTTTTGTGATAATCTTATAAAAATAGGTGAACAAAAATATTTAGAAACGGCAAAGATTAATAGTGGCGATCAAAATAATAGAAAATCACAAGTTGCCTGGATAGAAGATAAGTCTATTGAAAGAGAAATAACTAAAGTTATAAATGAAGCAAATATAAACTCTAATTGGAATTTTTTATTAAGAGAATTTGAACCACTACAATATACAGTTTATAATGAGAGTGATTTTTATGATTGGCACATAGATAGTCGTTTAAAACCATACGAAAATGGTTTAATTAGAAAATTAAGTTTTACTATTTCTTTAAATGAGGATTATGAAGGTGGCCAATTTGAAATTTGTTTACCTCATCCTATAAGTAAAAAAAATCAAAAGATAAAAAAATCTTTAAAACAAGGTTCAATAATAGTATTTCCCTCACACACTTGGCATAAAGTAAATAAAGTTACATCTGGTATTAGAAAAACACTAGTAGGTTGGATAGTAGGAAAACCTTTTGTATGACAACTATTAGATATTTAATCATAGATAAAAAAGATGAAGTTTATCTAAAGATAGAAGCAGACGCCGATATTAGACGAGAACTTGGTGAATACTTTACCTTTGAAGTACCTGGTTTTAAGTTTATGCCACAGTATCGTAATAGAGTATGGGATGGTAAGATTAGATTGTTTAGTTATGCTACAGGCCAAATATATGCTGGCCTTTATCCTTATATAATAAACTGGTGTAAAGAAAACAATGTACAGGTTGTTGATGGTACTAAAATAAAAGATACAAACGTAGAAGATAAAAAAATAGATCAGTTTATCAAAGCATTAAAAATACCAAAAATAGAAGTGAGAGATTATCAAAAAGAGGCCTTTGTTCACGCTGTTAAAAAGAATAGATGTTTATTATTATCGCCAACAGCTTCTGGTAAGTCACTTATTATTTACTTAATAATGATATTTAATTTATTAAGATTAAAAGAAAGTAAACAAAACAAGATACTTATTATTGTACCAACCACATCATTAGTAGAACAGTTATTTAAAGACTTTAAAGATTATGGTTACAATAGTGATCGTAATGTACATAGAATATATCAAGGCCACGAAAAAGAAACAAATAAAAGAGTTATTATTACAACTTGGCAATCAGTATATAATTTACCTAAAAAATGGTTTAATGATTTTGGTACAGTTATTGGTGATGAAGCACATTTATTTAAAGCGGTTTCATTAACTAAAATAATGACTAAGTTAATTAAATGTAAATATAGAATAGGATTAACAGGTACTTTAGATGGTACTAAGACACATAAACTTGTATTAGAGGGTTTATTTGGTACTGTAAATAAGGTCGTATCAACAAGTCAATTACAAGAAAATAAACAACTGGCCGATTTAAAAATATTCTGTTTGATATTACAACACGACAAAAACGCCTGTCATTTTTTAAAAGATAAAACATACCAAGAAGAAATGGATTATCTTGTTTCTAACGAAAAAAGGAATAAATATATACGCAATCTATGTTTGTCTTTACAAGGCAATACACTATGTCTGTTTCAGTACGTTGAAAAACACGGAATGCTACTTAAACAATTAATCGAGGAGAAAGCTGATGAAAAAAAAGTTTTCTTTGTTTATGGAGGTGTTGAAGCAGAAGAGCGAGAAAAGATTCGTTTCATTACAGAAAAGTCGGAAGGGGCTATTATTATTGCTAGTTACGGCACTTTTTCTACTGGTATTAACATTCGTAACTTACACAATATTGTTTTTGCTAGTCCTTCAAAGTCTAGGATTAGGAATCTCCAAAGTATTGGGCGTGGTCTTCGGTTAAAAGATAATAATTCTAGTGCTACGTTATATGATATTTCAGATGATTTAACGTATAATGAAAAAGAAAATTACACTTTAGCACACTTTAGAGAAAGAATAAATATCTATAATGAAGAAGATTTTAATTATGAAATTCACAACGTAGAGTTAAAGTAATATGCACCATACTACAGAAAATATTAAAATAGTAAAGTTAATTAACGGTGAGGATGTTGTTTGTATATTGCCTATAGGTGATAAACAATTACCAACAGAATCTAAATTAATGCGTTTAGAGAGACCTCTATTAATTAAGTATGTACCTCAAATGACAATGGCAGGTTTTAAAGATTATATTGCTTTAATTAAATGGTGTTCTTATACACCAGATCAAATTATTACTATTCCAAAAGATAAAATTATGACAATAACTAGTGCGACTGTAGAGATGGCTAGTAGTTATATGAATATTGCCAATACTTACAATCAAAAACCAGTTCCGATCAAAAATAGTAAATACACAACACAAGAATTATCTGCTGAACAAAATGAAAAACTTAATGAAATATTTGATGAATATGATGATGAAGATTGGGATAAAACTATCCATTAATAATATTATCTATAGCTATTCCCTTCAATCACTCACTACACGCTCCATTATACACAAAATAATGAAAATGTCAATGTTGAAACAGGAAAAAAATAATATTTTTATTTTAAAAAAATCCACTTAAAACATTGACATTTTGAACAAAATATAGTATATTATATATTATGAATAACAA